CATTAACTAACTTTAAATATTTGAGGAAGATATGGAAACAAAACACAGAGGAAGAAAGATTATTAGGAGTATCATTAACTGGTATAATGGATCATCCACTTTTATCAAAAACTATAGACTCTACAAGATGGCTAAAAGAAATGAAAGACCAAGCAGTCCTTACAAATCAAGAGTATGCAAAACTACTGGGTATCCCTCAGAGTGCAGCGATAACTTGTGTCAAACCCTCAGGTACTGTGTCGCAACTGACTAATTCAGCCAGTGGTATACATGCAAGACATAGTGAGTATTACGTAAGAACAGTAAGAGCAGACAACAATGATCCTCTTACAAAACTTATGAAAGATGAAGGAGTAATAAACGAACCTGATATAGTAAAACCTGAGTACACAACAATATTTTCATTTCCTACAATGTCACCAAAAAATGCCATTGTACGAAAAAATATATCAGCCATTGAACAGTTAGAGTTATGGAAAATATATGCACAACATTGGTGTGAACACAAACCATCTATAACTGTTACAGTGAAAGAAGATGAATGGATGGGTGTAGGTGCATGGGTATATGAAAACTTTGATATAATATCTGGTATATCTTTTCTACCATATGATGATCATGTCTATCAACAAGCACCATATCAAGACTGCACAAAAGCAGAATATTCATCTGCACTATTAAAAACACCGAAAGAGATTGACTTCAGCAAACTCTCGTTGTATGAAAAAGAAGACACTACAATAGGTGGCAGAGAATTAGCATGTACATCTGACGCTTGTGAGGTGGTAGACATTGGAGAAGTTGCATGAAAGTAGAACTAAATGATTTTGAAAAAGAAGTAGGTATGTTGGTAGCAAAGAAACGCCACTATATGAATAGAGACAATGGTGTGTTTGATGATCGACAGACAGACAAGATGACAGAATTAGAACCAGATATAGAAGGTGCTATGTCTGAGTTAGCTTTCTGCAAAATAACAGGAGTATACCCTACTAATGTTTTTACCTTTGGCATATCATCAAAACGTAAAGGAACAGATGGTGGTGATGCAAAAGTAAATGGTAAAGTATTTGATGTAAAATCTACAAAACATTTAGGTGGCAGGTTGATTGCTAGAAAAAACAACCCACATGTAGATGTATATGCTTTGATGGTTGGACAGGAAGGTAGTTATGATTTTAAAGGAGTAATGGAATCTAAAGACTTTATATCATCTAAAAGATATGGTGATCACTTCATGTTTAGAACACCTGTGTTTATGGCTTTACAAAAAGAATTAATCCCTTGGGAAGAGTATATCAATGCCTAAGACCCATCTAGCAGAGTTGTTTTCTTTTAAAGCATATCTTAATCAAGATGGTAAAGTAGATATACGTATGGAATCTGTAAACCCAGAAGAACTGATCAGGGTTATGGAACGTGGTCTTCCAGAATATGAAGGCACATTTAAACTTGCATCTCTAGTTCGTTACTTAAAAATGACAGGTGATGAGATGCTAAACAAATCAACAATATACACACACTGAGGTAAATATGGCTGAAGAAGCAAAAGAAGTAAAACCCGGCATGACCTATGAAGACATAAAAACTATGATTGTAGGTTCAGAAGAGAAAGTGACGCTGTTAAATGTGGTTACAGCACTTATGAATGAGAATATGCAGATGAAAAGGGAACTTGACCAACTAAAAATGGACAAATCCAAACAGTAACGTTCTCATAAACGTCAAAAGGGTAAAACGATTTTTCAGGTACTAATACCCTAGAGACTATCGTTTTACCCCTCTGACGGTCTTTATATCAAGAAAAATTTTTAGTAATGTACTATTTTTTCTTAACAGATGCCCCATACATCATACCTTTACCCATATTCATCTTATTCATCATAGGTGTTGGCATGTTGGCTGACATTTGAGTCATACCCCCCATGTTCATCTTATTCTTAGCCTTGCCACCATACATCATAGGTTTTCTAATCATAGAACCTTTTGTATAAGTTTTCATCATTCTTCTTCTCCTTCATTTAGTTTTCTGGCTTCCTCAAGTGCTTTTTCTTCACTTAAATAAAATGCATTTAATTGCACTGAATTTCTAGCAAGTTGGTTAACTATAAACGCTCTCATCCTTCCATAAAATAATTTTGCATCAGTAGTTGTAATTGCATCATCATTTTTTTCTAAAACTTTTAACATAAACTGTGCAGCAGTTTTATCATTAAGTAGCCAGTTCATAGCTTCCATATCATTTTCTCTCATAACTCTAAAGCCAGCTTCAACAAGAAGGTACTCTGTGCTTACCATACCTCTTGCATAGTTAAATGCTCTAGCCATAAGTCCTGCATCTGTATATCGAGTTTGAGGTATTGTAGGATTTAACAGTGATGCCTTGTTTTTGTTATCTTTTGCTATTGTTAGATATGCCATTGTTGCACGTAATGCTTCATAATGTTCATCATCTACATCTAACTGTTCAAGCATTTTTCTCATGGTTTCTGTTTCAAAGTATCTTAATGCAACAGCAGGTCCAGCATTATCCATTTCGGTTATAACTTTTCCGTCTTTACCAGTTCCTAAATTTTTTACTTTTCCTTTTTCTAGTACACCTTCGATAAGATTAGTTCTAACATATGCCTTTACCTCGTCTTCAGTAAAATCTGGATGATACTGTTTTATTCTTGAAACTACATCATCTAACTTTGTTAATAATTGATCATTTACTTGAGTTAAATCTTGAAAACCATAAGGAACATCATCAAAAAATGCATCAACAAAAGCTGCTTTGTTACGAGTATTAATACCAAATTGATCTTGCATTATTTGATCAAAGGTAGTTTCTTTTAACACTAAAGCTTCAACTTTATCTTTTGCATCTTTGGCCGCACCATTTAAAGAAATTATCTCTTTATTAATTTTACCTGCTACTTCATTGTTACTTTTCATAAGTTGAATTATGTCAGTCTCTACTTTTATTATTTCATCTAAATCATATAATGGTATTTGTTTTCCATTTTTTCCTTCAAATATAAAAGCATTTTGCCAACTTATGTAATCATCAACACTACCACTACCATCAGGGTTAGTTAAAAAACTATGTACACTAGGCATATCAAAAGGTTGTTTTACACCACCCCCTACTGGGTCAGGAACTAATGTACCTTTAAATGTTGATCTGTTTTTAAGTAAAACTTCTTGTCCACGTATTGTAGTCTCATATAAGCTAGTTTCTTTTAGTAATTGAGTTACTACAGATTTTGCAAACTCTATACCAGCTTTACCATCTTCAGAATCAGGATCAAGAAAGTATTTTGTTCTATTTGCTATATCATCTGCAACTGTTATATTTTTGTTTCCAGCAGCAGGAGCGTCAAGATTTAAATCTAGTCTAATAAGACCTGTATCTGCATCTATATATTCAGGAGGATACGCAGGTTTTCCAAATGCACGACTAACTAATAGTTGAAATTTTTCTCTCGCTTTATCTCTTGTAACTTGATCTGGAGCGTATATAGTCCTTGCAAACTGTTTACCACTTTCAGTATTGTAAAATACATCTAGATCAAAAGATAATGCGGCCTGTTTGTAATTAGCTTTATGGAAATCAAATAATAAATCTCCTTGTCTTTGCCTATTGTAAACATCTATCCTTGCATCTAAACGTAGTCTAGGCATCATTTGTGCAATACTCATTTTAACTACAGTTCCATCTCTTTGTGTTACATCTATAAACTTATCTGCACCTTGCTGTTGTATTTCTTTTTCAACTAAATCTTGTAATGCTTTAAAAGATTGATACTGAGCATCTCTACCTTCTTTAACATTACCATCTATGCCTACATTTTTATTCTTATTATTTCTAGCAAATATTCTTAAATGTTCTAAAGCATCAAAACTAAACTCTATGTTTCCAATATTATCAATGTTAAATATATCTGGATCTAATGCTTTTTCATATGCGTCTGACCCTTCAGCATCTCCTACAAGTTTACTTATTACTGTATCTCTGTTATCTATGTCAGTTAAGTATTGATAAAAATGAACATCAGATATTTGGTTTGCAGGAACAGCGTTTTTAAAATATTCTGCTACATCATCAGCAAGATCTAATCGTAATTCCATGTACACTTCTTCGTCAGCAACACCTTTCAGTAT